GTTTTAGGGTTAGTTAAATTTAACCGGCAGTGAAAATAACAAGTAAAAACAAGCGGATAAATAATCATGGCCACGATTGCGAGCAAGTCTGAATACGCCGCAATGCGGGGCTGGTCGCCTGCGAATGTGACCAAGTTGCTGAAGGCTGGCCGACTGGTTACCACGCCGGACGGCAAGCGGATCATGGTCGAAGCCAGTGATGAGCGTATCCGCGAAACCGCCGACCCGGCCAAAGAAGGTGTGCGCCGTCGCTGGGCGGACGAGAAGGCCGAGCAGGATGTGCACCAGCACACCCGCGCCACTGCGCCGCCGCCGGCAGACGATGCGGACGACGCCAGCTATTACGATTTCCAGTCCGCCCGTGCCAAGCGTGAAACGCATCTGGCCAAGCTGGCGGAATACGAAGAACAGCTCAAGGCCGGCAAACTGCTGCAGGCCGACCGCGTTATCAAGGCGCTGACCGACAACGCCGCAGCCATGCGCGCAGCGCTGGAGCGTCTGCCTGATCGCCTTGCGCCAGTGCTCGCAGCAGAATCCGACCCGGATGCGGTCTACAACCTGCTCGAAACAGAAATCGGCAACCTGATCGATGAGCTGCGCCGTGTGGCTACTGCATTGCCCGGGGCGATGAGCGAAACGCAGCAATGAGCGCCCGCGATCTCCCCGATGGCTACGCAGTTGCGTGCGATGCGTGGGCAGCCGGATTCAATCGCCCGCCGCGCCAGACCGTTTCTGAATGGGCTGACGAACACCGCCGCTTGCCAGCCAAGGGCGCCAGTGAACCGGGCCAGTGGCGCACCAGTCGCGTGCCGTTCATCCGCGAGGTGATGGACTGCCTGTCGCCTTTTATGCCGGTGCGCAAGGTGGTGTTTTGCAAATCCACGCAGGTGGCCGGCACTGAGTCCGGCCTCAACTGGATTGGCTACGTATTTGACCGCGCGCCTGCGCCGATGCTGGTGGTGCAGCCCACTGTCGAGATCGGCGAGCTGTTCAGCAAGCAGCGCCTGCAGCCGATGATCGACGAATCGCCGCGTTTGCGGGCGATCATCCCGCCAGCGCGCAGCCGTGACAGCGGCAACACCACGCTGGTGAAAGAATTTCCGGGCGGCCTGTTGCGTATCACCGGCAGCAACAGCGCCGCAGGCCTGCGCTCCATGCCGGCCAAGTATCTGTTTCTGGATGAGGTTGACGCCTACGAGCAGGATGTCGAAGGCGAGGGCGACCCGGTTACACTGGCCGAGCGCCGCACGTCAACGTTTCCGCGCCGCAAGATTCTGCTGGTTTCCACGCCGACTATCAAAGGCGTGTCGCGCATCGATCGCGAGTACGAAGCCAGCGACCAGCGGCGCTACCACGTGCCGTGCCCGCATTGCGGCGAAAAGCAGCACCTGAAATGGCCGAACCTGCGCTGGGATGAATCACTCACCCGCGTCTGGTACGTGTGCGAGCACAACGGCTGCATGATCGAAGAGCACCACAAGACGCGCATGCTCGAAGCCGGCGAGTGGGTCGCTACCTATCCGGGGCGCGAAGTCGCTGGTTTCCACATCAACGCGCTCTACACCCCGATTGGGCTGGGTGATACCTGGCTGGATCACGCCAAGCGCTGGCTGGCCGCGCAAGGTGATCCAGCGTTGCTGAAATCGTTCGTCAACACGATATTAGGCGAGGCGTGGGAAGACCGCAGCAGCCAGATCAAGCCGCATGAGCTGCTGGCGCGGGCCGAGCCCTACCGCCTGCGCACCATCCCTGCCGGTTGCTTGCTGCTGACTGCCGGCATCGACGTTCAGGATGATCGCTTTGCGGTGCAGATTGTCGGCTGGGGTCGTGGTGAGCGTTGCTGGATTATCGACTGGTTTGAGCTGCCCGCCGATACCAGCCGCGAAGATGAATGGGAGCGACTGGACAGCGTGCTGCTGGCGCAGGCCTACCGCAACCAGTTTGGCGTAGACATGCGTATCGTCGCCAGCGCGGTCGATACCGGTGGCCACCAGACTCACCAGGCATACAACTGGGCGCGCACCCGCAAGCATCGCGGCGTGTTCGCCGTCAAGGGCAGCAGCATCGCCAACAAGCCCGTGGTCAGTCGCCCAACCCGGCAAGACATCAACTGGCGTGGCAAGGTGGTCAAAGATGGCGTCGAGCTTTACAGCGTCGGCGTCGACACTGCCAAGTCGGTGCTGATGGCGCGGTTGCTGGGTGATGGCAAGGTGGATATCAGCCAGCGGCTGATCCGGTTCAGCGCCGAATTGCCCGAAGAGTATTACCAGCAGCTCACTGCAGAAGTGTTCGACCCGGTGAAAAACCGCTGGGTCAAGCGCCGTGGCCAGCTGCGCAACGAGGCGCTGGACACCTGGGTGTACGCCTACTTCGCCGCGCTGCAGCCCACCGTGCGCCTGCACATGCTGCGTGAGGCAGACTGGCAGCGCCTGGAGTCGGTGATCGAGCCCAAAACCGGCGACCTGTTCGCCACCCCGCCCGAGCCGCCCCCGCGCGACGAAGGCCTGAAACCGTTGATCGAACCACCCAGAACGCCCGCCCCAACCAGCGGGCGTTCTGCTTTACAGCGCCCGCGCAAGGGCGGTTTTGCCACCGGCTGGAGAAAATAACAATGCCACTGCCCACCCCATCTGCCGATCTGCAGCAGGCGCAAGACATCGTCACCGCCCTGCGTGCCGGGTATATGGCCTTCGCCAGCGGCAACATGATGGTGCAGCGCTACCAGATCCAGGGCCGAGAGATGGAGTATCGCGACAGCGGCGAAATCATCAAGGCGCTCAACTACTGGCAGGGCGAAGTGGCACGGCTCAAGGCCGCCGAAGGCATCGCCCCGCAGCAACGCATCTACATGAGGTTTTAATGATCAACTGGCTAAAAAAAACCTTCGGCAAGGCCCCGCCAGCGCCGCAGGCGGCCAGTGGCCGGCGCAACTTCGCTGCCGCTCAGATCAACCGCCTCACCGCCAGCTTCAGCGCGCAGCAGATCAGCCTTAACCAGCGGCTGCAGCGCGGCCTGCGGGTGGTGCGGTCGCGTGCTCGCGATCTGGCTGCCAACAACGACCACGGCCGCCAGTTTGTGCGGCTGTATCGCAAAAACCTTGTCGGCGCCAACGGGTTTAACCTGCAAGTGCAGGCCCTGCGGCCAGACGGCCAGCTGGATGAGCCTGATTCGGCAGCCTGCGAAAAAGCCTTCGCCGCCTGGGGCAAAAAAGGCGTATGCGACGTCACCGGCCGCCACTCGTTTTTAGACCTGCAGCTGCTGATTGCCCGCCACCTGGCCACCGATGGTGAAGTGCTGGTGCGCCGCGTGCGCAACAACAGCGCGTTTCGCTACCAGCTGCAGCTGATCGACCCCGCGCTGCTGGATGACCAGTACAGCGTAGCCGATGCCGGCAGCGGCCGTCGCATCCGCATGGGTGTCGAAACCGACGAATGGGGCCGCGTGCTGGCGTATCACCTGCTGCAGGATGTTGACCAGGCCTACGGCACCAAGCGCATCCGCATCGATGCCAGCGAAATCTGGCACCTGTTTGTGCCAGAAGAGATCGGCCAGCTGCGCGGCGTGCCGCCGATGGCTGCGCCCATGCTGCGTATGAACAACCTCGGTGCGTATGAAGACGCCGCAGTGATCGCCGCCCGCATCGGCGCCAGCAAAATGGGTTTTTTCACCAGCACTGGCGATGCCCCGCCGCCCAATCTGGCGAGTGTCGCCACGCTGGATGGCGCCACTGCGGATGACCCCGGCCAGTTCATCCAGGATGCCGAGCCGGGTGTGTTCGACGTGTTGCCGCAGGGTTACGAATTTCAGAGCTTCGACCCGGACTACCCACACGCCAATTTCGACAGCTTCTGCAGGACCACCTTGCGCGGCATCGCAGCCGGCCTCGGGGTCAGCTACACCAGCCTGACTGGCGATCTGAGCGATGCCAACTACAGCAGCGCCCGCGTAGGCCTGCTTGAAGAGCGCGAAGAATGGAAACTGCTGCAGGCGTGGCTGATCGAATCGTTCTTCGCCCCGCTCTACAGCGAGTGGCTGGAAATGGCCTTGCTGTCCGGCCGGCTGGCTTTGCCGATGTCGAAGTTCGACAAATTCAACGCCGCCACCTGGCAGGGCCGCCGCTGGCAGTGGATTGATCCACAAAAAGAGATCAACGCCAACAACGACGCCATCGCCAAGGGGCTAACCACCCCCAGCGCGGTGATTCGCGAAAGCGGGCGCGATCCGGACGAAGTCTGGCGCGAGTGGGGCAAAGACCTCAAGCGCATACAAGACCAGCTCAGCGGGCTAGACCCGCTGGTATTGCAACTGATAACCGGGGCCGCTAAAACGGCCCCGATTGTTTTGGAGGACGCCAATGGCAACCCCGGCAAACAAAACCAGGCCTGACATCGGTCACCGCAGTTTCGACATCCGTGCCGACAGCGTCGATGCCGAACAGCGCACCGTCGAACTGGCGTTCAGCAGTGCCGAGCCCTACACCCGCTGGTGGGGCGTCGAGATCCTCGATCATAAGCCAGAGTCAGTGCGAATGGGTCGCGTCACCAACCGCGCCGCCCTGCTGCTCGATCACAGCATGAGCAAGCAGATCGGTGTGGTCGAATCTGCGGTGATCGGTGCCGATGGCATCGGCCGTGCCGTGGTGCGCTTCAGCAAATCCGCGCTGGGTGAAGAAATCCTGCAAGACGTGCGCGACGGGATCCGCAGCAAGGTCAGCGTCGGCTACCAGATCCACGCCTACCAGCTGGAGAGTAAAACCGGAGACCAGGAAACCTACCGCGTCACCGACTGGGAGCCATTTGAAATTTCCATCGTGTCCGTCCCGGCCGACGACACGGTGGGTGTCGGCCGCAGTGCCGACGAATTTGCGCCCACGCCGCCGGCTGCGGCCAAGCGCGAAACCGACGAAACCGCCGAAGCCGCCCAGGCCAAGGCCGACACAAACCCAACACAAGAGGCAAAAATAATGACAGTAGTCAACGCAGACGACATCCGCGCTCAAGAGCTGGCGCGTATTAAAGAAATCAACGCCATCGGCACCAAAACCGGCCACGCCGATCTGGCCCGCCAGTTTGCCGAAACCGGCGAATCGGTCGAAGCCTTCCGCGCTGCCGTGCTGGAGCGCATCACCGGCAGCAAGCCGGTGCAGGCTGACAGCGCCGAACTGGGCCTGAGCGAAAAAGAAGCGCGCGACTTCAGTTTTGTGCGCGCCCTGAATGCACTGGCCAACCCCAACGACAAGCGCGCGCAAGAGGCCGCCGCCTACGAGCGCGAAGTCTCCAGCGCCGCCGCCAACAAGCGCGGCAAAGAGTCGGGCGGCATCTTCGTACCCACCGACGTGTTGCGCCTGCATCTGGGCGGCCAGCAGCGTGACCTGACCGTCGGCACCGCCACCGCTGGCGGCCACACCGTTGCCACCGATCTGCTGGCCGCCCAGATG